AATAACTATTTTCTGATTTCATTACTTATTCCATTGTTTAAATTTTTTACTAAAATATATATGAGGTGGCAAATTTTCTTTTTTATAATCTTCCCATAAATCAAGACCTCCTTCATAAATGTTTTTTCCAATTGTTGATAAACCATCTTGAGGAATAATATCACCAATTAATTGAGATACTATTCTTTGCCACAATGCATCTGTTGGTTGTACTCCGTCCTTTTTTAAATTAATGTCTAATTGTTTTATAATCCCATCCTTAATTAAATTTCTATAATTTTGATTAATTATATTTAAGGTAGCTGTATCATTAATATTTTGTGTTGCCATATTTTTTACTCTCTGTATAGATTCTACTAGATTTTGAGAATTCATTACTGCCCTTCTTTGGTTTTCGCTAAGAGTAAAGTCTATATCTGCTCCTAGTTTTGTAGTTTCCATTCCAGCTTTCTTTAAAGCATTTTGTAGGTTTTCCCTTGCAAAGGTATTGTCTAAAGCATTTCCTTGGGTTCTAACTACTTCACCAGCTGCTTGAGCAGCTTTTAAAGCTGCGTCTTGTAATAATACTGTATTTTGTGCTTTAAAATTATCGTATTGTGCCAATTTAATTTTTGTGTCGAAATATCCTTGTACTAATCCTGTTCCAATATTTCCGAATTCTGGTGTTCTAAATTGTGCACTTTGTACGTCTGGTGTGTTTATATTTTGAGCAGGTATAACTGCTCCTGTTTTATCATACAACATATTAGGATTTAATCCTGCATTTTTTAGTCTCTGCATTTGTTGTTGTGGACTATTGTATTCATTTTGCATTTGCCAGTTGGTAAGATTATCTGTTTTTGTACGTTCATACATTTCTCTAGAGAATTCTCTAGATTTTTTGTTCATCTTTCCTGTTGCATAAGCGTTGGCCCCTTGGCCTGCACCGGCTATACCGGCTGCTATTATTGTTCCTGTTACTGGGTCAATTGGCATTTTTTTTCTTGTTTTTTTGTTTAATTTTCCACCTACGCTAGTACTCTCGCAGGCTTTCGTTTTTGCTTGGTGTCAATTAGCACTAATATATCAAGGATTATTAGTGCCATTTGACTTCTCTTCGAAGTCTTTTAGCCATTGCCCTTTTGTTTTTTTGCCATAGGGCCACGCATCGGGCAGTTTGGCCATAGTATGGCCAAACTGCCCCTTTTTTGTTTTTCCATTAAGGGGGGTATTATATACCATTTTGTTCGATTTTTTCTTCTTCGAAGTTTTGTCCATCGCTCATTTGCGGCTCACGTCCTTCGGCACGTGTGTGCTCCGCTAGGGAGGTTTGTGTTTCCGCAATTTTTTCGCGAATGAATCTAGCATATTCTATGCGCTCGATAGGGTCCATTCTGCTGACGTCAGCGAATTCTTCGTCTTCTCCGTAATATACTGGTGTAAAGGTTGCTACTGATTGTCCTCTAGTATAACGTTGTACTAGTTCTTGTAATGACAGAGTCATGTCTGGAACCGTTTGGCTTGGTTCCATTGATGATTTTTCCTCCTGTTCTGATTGTTTTTCTATATAGCTAAATGCTGACCTAAATTTTGTTTCGCCCTTCTCGGGCTCGTTTTGCGTAAGTGATAATTCTGTCTGCTTTTCCGCTTTCTTTGAGTTGTTCATATCCTTCTAAAGTTTGATGTTTTGTGTAATATTCTAGTTCTTTTTGGTCTTCTATTGATTTGAATTTTTCCGCTAATTTGTCTGCTTGTATTCTTCTCTCCGATTCTGTCCAGATTTTTTCTCTAAAATACCGTGGTAGGCTGATTTTCTTACCGTCTTCCAATGTTATGAAATTTCTTTCAATATCTGCACGATGATAATTAATTATTTTTTCAGATAAGTAGTTGAGTCCTAACTTTTTTGACATTAAACTAAATTCCGGCAGTCTATCATCATTTTTGTGCATTGGTATAATTTTTCCTTTGTTTATATATTTTGCCGTGTATGCAGCTGAAGCTTCTGTAAGTTCTCCTATATGTACCTCTCCTTTGTCCCATCCTTTGTGAATAAGTTCTATATCTGCATTAAATAAAATAATGTGATAATGAGGTCTAAAGGTTTTGCTTCCATATTCTCCTGCTAAATAATATTTCAGGGGTTCGTGATTTTTTCCATGAAGTTTGCGAAGCCTTTTAAAATAGAGTTGAACATCGCGTTTATCGAGTGTAAGGAAACCCCTGCTTGATATAGGTACGAATCGGGTATCGTAAGTAAGAGTGATGAAATAAGAAGATATAGCATTTTTTGCGTGAGTTTTTAAACGAAATGTCCAGACGCTGGTGCGTCTGGACAAACACGCTGGACACTTTCCACAAGGTACCGGTACTTGCCGGTCTTTACTATAGATAGGATAGCGTGGGTTATTAACATGAAACGGTGTATCACATGCCATTTTAGAAGTTAGGCGTGCCGTACTTCGGCATCTTTCGAATAGCCTTGATGTTGTTGAATATATGTCCGTAAATGTTATCTACTGTCGGGTCTTCTACCGCGAAAATACGCGTACTAGGATCACATTGAATAAAAGCTCCATTTAGGTTCGGTTTTGCGCTGAATTTGCGTCCTAGGTGCCAATAATCTAGTGATGTCCTCATCTCTCCTGCTACTCTGCTATTAAGGAATTTATATTCTGCATATCTTGGTACATATCCAAAAGTTTCTCCGACTTGATTTCCTGAGGCATAAAGTTCAGCATTTTTTACTTCCTGTTCTCCAATATTAGCAAAGGTTGGCCAGAAATAATCTAGTCTATCTAGTTTTAGCAGTGAACGATGTACACCTTGCTGATACGCTGTTTCTGGTGTTACTGAAATAAGTCCTATAATCCATCCATGTTCTTCTACGTTGTAACGAAATTCGTTTCCTCCAGATACTGAAATACCATGTCCTGCCATGTTACCTACAGGTAGTGTTGTTTCTGCAGTAGAAAGTACTTCGCTAATTACCATTTTTCCTTTTGAGCCTCCTAGGTATTCTGGTCTTTGAAGTCTAGCGTCTGATGATTTTACACCAAAATGAGCAAGAATACTTTCAATATATCGTGTTCCACCTCTTGCATTTCTTTCTAACCATTCTTGTAGTCTAAAGGCTCTACGTAACGAGTTAATATCTGCTGCTTCTGCTGTTCCAGATAGTTGACTTGAGTTATCGACATTGAATCGTGTTCCTGTTGTTGAACCGTCCCTAGGTGCTCCTCCTGCATCTGTATACCTTGCATCTGCTAAGTTAGTTGCTGCTGTTCCATCTAGGTTTCTGTATACTGTTCCTCCTGCTGTTGAATCATAATTAATAGTTACATCTCCAATTGGGATAGTTACTGCATCTCCTTTTTGTGCCCATGGTAAACATGAAGTGAAATAATCATGTTGCCATGCTCTACTTTTAACTGCACCGGCAGCTATTGTTTCCATTGCTCCGTTTCTTCCGTCATTTAAAACATCGGCAACTTCTGTTTGAAGATTTTGGTCTCTATAATATTCATTATAAATTTTGTTGTATGCCGCAACTGGAAAAGGAGAACATACTTGAGCGTTTAAATCTCCAAAAGCGCTTCCGTTATTGGAAACTGCGGTAGGTAGTCCTAAATAATCACCTAGAGATTTAATAGGAATACCAGATGGAGCATTACCAGTAGTGCTGTAAAACATGTATGGAGCTTGAACATCAAGGTTCCCTGTAATCCATTGTTCCCAATTTGGCCATAGTATACGGTTTGGTACGAAGAAATAGTGAGTTGTAACGTTTACTTTGTGCATCACTGGTGCAATAAGTGGTGCAAATCTAAGCATTGTTTCTGTACCAATTTTTACTTTGTCTCCTGGAACGCATTCCATTACACATGTAGGGTAAAGTCCACCCATTTTAAACGACATTTTCACATCGTGTGAAAGGTCGAATACATTGCTACCGACTTTCGGTAGCTGAATCGAGTTAAATAAGTTTGCTTTTGCCATTATAGTCTTATGCCTCCTCTTTGAACTAAATAAGTGTTGTTTCTTCTACGGCCGTAGCCTCTTTTTCTGCGGGATCTTCCGCCTCTTCTGTAGCGCATTTGTTTTGTTTGTTTAAGTTATTAATATGAATTAAAGTAATTTGTAATAGTGAACATACTGAATCTAGTCTACTTAGTGCAACAGCGTGGTTGCTTTCGTTTTCTAAAACTGCTAGATTTATTTGATTAATCAAATCAATTACGTCTTTTTTTATTTCTCTTGAAGTTTTTTCGTAATAACTATTTTCTGATTTCATTACTTATTCCATTGTTTAAATTTTTTACTAAAATATATATGAGGTGGCAAATTTTCTTTTTTATAATCTTCCCATAAATCAAGACCTCCTTCATAAATGTTTTTACC